CGAAAATGAGTCACAATATAACATTTACCGGCATTTGCCATTAAGCTATTTCTCTTTACACATTCATACCGTTTGGCTTTCTGATTGTGTACACCATGCCGCGCAAGGATACCGCCGAAAAGGATCCCGTCACCAAAGACGATACAAAGGGTCAGAAAGATGCCGCTGCTGATTCTACTGACAAGGGTAAAGGCAACAAGCCTAAGACCCAGAAACAGAAGACCGAGTCCTCTGCTTCTAAATACACGCCTGGTTTCGCTGAAGGAAACTCTGTTCTCCAAGGCTACAACCTAAGCGTTTCAGGAAGGATGGAGAGAATTCTGTCACCGTTTAAGGGAGACAAATTCTTCCATTTCGTGAGCGATGCCTGGTCTGAGTTCACTAGACTCAAGCCTCACATCACCGAGCGTTTCTCATACGCTGAATTTCGGCATATGTCAGCTCTCCAGCTGTACAACCGACTTGAAGCTGTGAAGTTCGATGCTCTTGGTGTAAAGCAGCCTGCTCCGACCCGAATCCCCCTTCCACGTGATACGCGTGTCTTTCAACCTATCTGGTCTGTTCTGGCAAATATTGGAGTCGTCGAAGACCCCGATTTGCGTGCGATTTACATTCCTGACGGTATTGTCCCTAAGTCAAAGGATCTATCTCATCCTGACGATATCGAAAACCTCTTGTCCTGCACTCTCTATGATTGGGAATCAAGCTGGAAAGAAGTTGTCAAAGCTCGGGAAGCTCGTAAACAATATCAACAACGCACTGGTTTGGATGCAACCACAGATTCGAACGAGACCACCGTCCAACTCTCCAAGGAAGAACTCATTGCCAAGATTCAATTCTTCCGCAAGGAGATAACTCGTGCCGAGGAACGCGAAAAGAGTCCTGAGTATGAGTTAGTCAAGGGCGTGCTCCGTAAAATCAAAGCTGTAACAGCTCCATCCTCGCCCAGCTCGTCAAGAAGCGGTAAGGATAATGGTACGGAAGCAACATCTCCGAAGAAGGAGTATGAACAAGAGACTTACTGGACCGTTTCCGGTGCCAAGAATCAACTCGAGGCCTACATGCAACAGGCTAAGAAACTGAAGTCTCAAATGATTGCTCCGAAATTCGACGTCACTCACAAGATTGAGTCGTACCGGATTTCCGATGGTACAATCACTACCTCTCCAGGCTCGTACGGAGAATGGATGCGTTGGGACCCCCAACTCTACATTGATTATGAGAACTTTGTCACAGAAGTAACTCCAATGGCACTATTCTCGCTGTCCATGCCTGCTGAATCCAAGGGCACCTATGCTTGGATTCTCCCGGTGGAAAAACGTGAAGATGACGACTCTTCCGTGTCAGCCCGCATGCCGCGTGCTTCCATCCCCACTGCAACATGGGTTCTTGCTCTACTGTTGCAATCTTCCACACTACCGTTACACAGGCGTTCAACCTGGTATACTGAAACTGACAGGTTACAGAACGTTCTGGGTGTGCGACGCCGCTACATCAAAGCTGCGATCAAAGACCCAACTGCTGTAGAACAATACGGTACTATCTAGTCCTAGCGTGACTACCCGACAATAACGTATGGGAATGATCTCTCATTAGGATCGATAGTTGTGAAGACTGTTGTCGCCAACAACTCCATAC